CTTTGACGAGACCGTGGTTGAGACTGATGTGGTCACGGTGCAGTACGACGACAACTCGGGATTCTCCAGCCCGGCGGAAGCGACGGATACGCTGGATGCGGGCGAGATCACTGCAAGCGAGATCGATCTTGCACTGGCTGACCTTGGCGCCGGAACCTACTACGTGCGGGCGAATGTCGCGCATGGCGTGCATGTCTCGCCATGGTCGAACACCGAGACGATTACGATCGACGTATCCTCGACAGCAGGCGAGGCGATCGGTCTTTTGCTCCTACTGACAAAGGCGGCATGACATGGCTGACAACGTAGCGATCACTGCGGGAGTTGGAACGAGCGTTGCTGCCGACGATGTCAGCAGCGTGTTTTATCAGCGCGTGAAGGCCGTTGCTGGTGGGGATGGCGTTGCCGTCGATGCGGTCACGACCAAGGTCTCCGTCACCTTCAACCGCCCGGCCAACGCGACGGCATACACCGCGAATGACGCCGTCAATGACAATGCTACGGCGGGCGGCGGGTCGTCGACCGAGTTGAGCTGGGCTGTAGCGGCGGCGGCTGGTACGCTGCGCCGCGTTCGTGTGAAGAAAACCGATCAGACTGTCGCTACTCCGACGCTACGGCTGTGGCTCTACGATACTGTGTTTGTCTCTGGCGCGGGGGATAACGAGGCGTTCGTCCAGCCCGCGACTGACGCTATCGGTTTCGTCGATGTGGCGGCGACGACTGCCGGGACCGACGATGCGGTAGGCTGGGCTAACTGCGATATCCCATTCACCGGCGCAACGCTTTACGGCCAGCTTCAGACCCTGAGCGCATTCACCCCAGCCTCGGGAGAAACGTTTACGGTCGATCTCTGGTACGTGCCGGGCTAGTCCGATGGCTTTGCTCCGCAGACGAGGGCTGTTCACCCATGGGCCGCCCGTGGTCACTTATCTTGGCACAGGGGCTAATATTGCGTTCATAGGGACGACGCGAGTCGTCTATCGCGGGCTGACTGGGGGTCAGGGAAATCTAGGCCCCATCGATAGAAACAAGGTGATAGTCGGTATCATTCAGCAAGCGAATACGGCCCTTCCCGTTGCCGCCTTCATCAACGGCGTTAATGCTTCCGTCTATGGGGTCACGTCTGCCGCGCCTGGAATGGGGATTTTCTCGGCGCTGGTCCCTGACGATGGAAATTCTCCACTCTGTGAGGTCCGCTATAGCGCTACTCCGTCAGGCAGTCCTGCTCTGGCGCTGTGGTCCATTGTCGGACTTTCGTCTCCAATTCCCCGTAGCATTGCAAGTTCGGCGTTGGCTGGCGCAGACACGGTAAGGACAGTGGATATCAATACCGAAGTTGGCGGCGTTGCTGTTATGGTGGCTGTCAACAACGTTACTGCCGCTCAAGCGTGTGCATTGAGTGGCGATCAGACGCCCACAGAGAATACCGAAGTCACCGCAGGGGCTGGCCGGATGAGTATTGGGATGATCCAAGGCACCGTAGCGGACGCAGCCAACACGATCACCGCGACGTTCGATGTGGTTTCGACAACGGCAATCGGTTTGCTCGCGGCGGCGTTTCGATAAATGCCGATCCAGACTTCGCATAACGGCGGCAAGTTCCAGATAAATCTAGGTAACCTACAGGGCTGGGGCGACTATCCCTACATCGACCTCATGAAGGGCACGCAGTCATGGTTTGTCGGTGTGCGAGTAGAGCGCGCCAACCCACTTGACTTCCATGCAATGGGGCTACCCAAGCTCGATCCGACCGCGTGGGCCGGGAATTGGGCGACGGTCAACAAGATGCCGTTGCGGGCCGGCAATTGGATCATCGACTGGGTCGGAGACATAACGATCCAGAGCATAGGCTTTGCCATCACGACGGTTTCAGGCAGCCTCACCGGTGTAAACGGCCGTTACGTGTACACTCCAAACGTCGCCGTTCCGCAGTCCATGTCGATACTTGTCACCCGCATCAACGAGGCGGTGCCGTTCACTTCGCTGCGGCATTATCACGCGGATGACGAGGCGCTGATCCTTGCCGGGGAGATGTTCAACCCGACGCTGAAGACCATCCTCCAGGACATGGGAGCCGGCGTTATCCGTGGCGGTAACTATTTGCCGATGAACGAGACCAATATCTCGAAGTGGGCGCACCGCAAGCCTACAGGATATTTCTCCTCCTCTGGGATGTATCACGCGCCGGACATTTACTGCGGCGAGACAACTAGCGTTGGCGATGACTATTCGATCACACTTCCGGGTGGTGTGACGCTTGCGGACAAGGACATCATCACCGTTCGGTTCAACACATCGGCGACGACCAATGCCGTAACGCTGGACTTCGGCGAAGGCCCGATGTCTGTTCGTACTCGCGGTGGAAATGATTATTTCGCATCCGAGCGGCCACTAGCAGGCAGGATCGGATCGCTCTATCGAGACGATGAATTGGGAGTTCTCTGCAAGTGGGGTGGTGACAGCGCGCTCGGTGACTACTTCATCAATCAGAAGATGCCATTCGAGGATTATCTGCGCTTCTGCGCAGAGGTCGGTGCGCACATCTGGATGCCGATGCCGGCTTGGTGTTTTGATCCAATCACCGATTTTCCATCGAGCTTCATGGCGCTTCACAAGAACTACACTGAAGCCAACAATTGCACGTGGATGAAATCTGTCAATGAGCCCTCGAATGAGGTTTGGAATTTCGCCGGGGCATATCCGCAGACGCAATTCGCTTGGAACAAGGGGCTTGCGCGCGGTTGGGGCGCGGTGAACGAGCACGACGTTTACGGTAAATGGGTTTCGCAACTCGGGCAGGAAGCTGAGACGGTCTACGGCGTCTCTAACAAGAGGATCAAGTATCACGTTGTCGCGGGTGTGTGGACGAATCGGTTCGACAACGTTGCGGCGCAGTTGAAGCGCCTAACGTCGCCGCTCTACGTCGCCGCAGGCGGCTCGGCTGCCTACAATCACGTCACGGATATTGCGCCCGCGACCTACTTCGCCCCGACCGTTACGCTGAATGAGATCATGCGATTAGCTTTCGTCTACGATACGGCGGATGCGCCAACTCGGGACCAGTTGCTTGCCGACTATCTTGCAACGAGCTTGATCGACGGCTTGGTGGATCGCGAAATCTTCGGTATTCCGAACGTTGCACGCGTGGTCAGGAATTGGAAGACGGCGCTTGCCGATCCTTATGGGCTAGGAACCCTGGCCTACGAGGGCGGACTTTCGATCGTCGAGCTGTCAGGCAACGGCAACATGACGGCACCGATTACGGCGATAACCAAGGCAGCTAATGCTGAAGTGACTGTCTCCACTACGAATCAATTAGTAGGTCTTTACGCCCCGCCGGTCGGCTACTCGGTTACGTTTGCCAGCATCGCTGGAATGACCGAGATGAACGGCTTGACCGGAGTGGTGACGGCTGTCACGGCCGCGAACAAGTTCACGGTGGACATCAACAGTACCGGGTTCACTACTTATACGTCCGCGGGAACGCTGACATATCCTTTGATGGGAACCATGATTCAGACGTTCGCCATGGCGGCTACGGCTCACGAAGATGCGCGCATATACAACCGGGAAATGTTCCAGCAATTCGTCACGACAGGTGGGGGCCGGTTCCCGTCCTACCTTCAGCTCTGTGGTCCGAGGATCGACACGCCGATCGGCGGCAGCCAGTGGCGCAACAAGGACTTTGACATTTACGATGCGGCAAAGTTTCCCGGCCAATTGGCGGCGGAAGACTGGAACGTGCCGAACCCGGTCAGGTTCCTGGTGAAGTTCTAGGGCAGCAGCAGGCGCCGTCCTCAAGCCCGCACTCCCGGCAGTTGTTCGACGGCAGCCACCGCCCGATGGTGACGGCGAGCAGCAGGTAGAGCAGTCCTGTGAATTTATTCATAGCGGGCTCCAAAGCCAATGGTGGTGAGGTCGGCTGTCCATACCGTGCCGCGTTCCTCATGCAGCGCGGTAACTTGCTGCCGTAGTTCGTCGCGCTCTTTGGTCAGATTTTTGATCCCCCATTCGAGGCGGTCTGCGATCGTTCGCATCGGTGGAGCACCTAAGAACGGGTCCAGCCGCCCCAATGCTTCGATGCGTTTCCATGTCTCGTCAGGTACGTCGACCATGTTTTGATGTCCTCTCTAAAAAGCCAGCGGTGGCAGCCATGAGCTGGACCGTGTGTGCACACACTCTACCTCGTATGGGGCAGGCCGAACCGGCTGACGGCAAGTAAACCACACCCCAAGCCCGCCCGCCATAGGGGGTCCTGGTAACGTTTTAGGTTTCGTCCCCGCCACGTCACGGCGGAAGGCGTCAGGCGGCCTTAACAGCCTGTTTCGTACCATCACCACGTCACGGGATGCGCTACGCACCGGCGTTAATGGGCGATTCGTGGTCGCGACGTTACAGCGAAAAAAGGACGGACAATGGGTACGGAACCAGAGACGACGCCTGTCGATGTGGGCGTGAGCGATGCTGACCTATTTGCGGGAGCAACAGCCACTGAGGCGCCGGTAGATACGCCGATTGCCGCAGAGCCAGAACCGCCAGCATCGGATGAGCGGCCTCGCAATCCTGACGGCACGTTTGCCGCCAAGGTTGAGGATAAGCCTGCGGAAATAGTTCCGGAGGTCAAGCCAGAGGTCAAGCTCGAGGAGCGACAAGAAAATCGCATCCCGCTATCTGAGCATCTGAGCGTTCGCGAACGTGCCCAAAAGGCCGAGAGCGAGGCAAAGTCTGAACGGGAGCGGCGCGAGGACCTGGAACGGCGTTTTTCGGCAATGGAGCGGGCGAATCAGCCCAAACCTGAGCCACAGGAAGAACCCGATCCATTGCTCGATCCGGTTGGATTCCGGGAGCACATGCGGCGCGAGTTCCGGGAGCAACTCCTGGGCGAGCGACGTGAAATGTCTCTGCGGATGGCTCATCGCACGCACAAGGAAGCGTTTACCGAAGCCTATGCCGAAGGTCAAAAGGCAATGGCATCGGGTGACCGGGCGCTGCAAGCACGTATGCAGTCCTCGGCTGACCCAGGTGAAACGCTCATTCAGTGGCATCAAGAGCAGAAGACGATGAAGGAAGTCGGGGGAGACCCCGCCGCCTATCGGACCAGGCTGCTAGAGGATGCCCTGAAAGACCCGGCATATCTTGCCAAGGCGATAGCGGCTGCAAATGCTGCCGCTGGTGGAAACGGCGCCCGTCCCGCCATCAAGCTTCCACCTTCACTCTCAGGCGCGGCGCGAGCCGACGCACACGAAACCAATCCCTCTGATCTTGACGTGTCCGACGAAGGACTGTTTCGGCACGCCACGGCGGGGATGAAATAACCATTAACCTTTGTTGGGTTGATGGTGACAGGAAAGGATAAAGGGTCATGGCCCTAACCACCGTTCAAACCAACAACAAGCTGATCAAGTTCACTCAGCAGATCAATCGGGAATACGTCCGGGAAAATCTGTTCTCGCCCTACATGGGCGCCGATATCACGGCAATCATCCGCATCCGCCAGGAGCTCAAGTCCGGTGGCGAGCAGATGAACATCCCCATGGTGGCGGCGCTCAACGCTCCTGCAGTCGGTTCCGGCACGCTGGCCGGAAACGAAGAGAATATCGACAACTATGGCATGCGGGCTTACATCGATTGGGCTCGCAACGCGGTAAAGACCAACAAGGCGGAAAAGCAGAAGGACTCGGCGGCGATCTTCGACGTTGCCCGGCCGCTTCTGTCCGATTGGGGCAAGTCGCTCCAACGGGATGAGATCGTGGACGCCTTCTATGCGCTCCCGTCTGAATCTGCCCCGGCTGGCTTGGGGTCGTCGGCAGGGCAGCGTGTCAACGGCGTTTTGTTGGACGACTCAACGGCTGCTCAACGCAATACCTGGGTGGTCGATAACGTCGATCGCGTCGTGTTTGGCGCTGCTGTTTCCAATTACAGCGCCACTTTCGCGACCGCGCTTGCCACGCTCGATACCTCAGCAGACAAGTTCACCTATACGAACCTGGACCTGCTCAAGCGCAAGGCGAAAAAGGCGAACCCGAAGATTCGACCGTTCAAGCTCACGGATGGCCGGGAATACTTCGTGGCCTTTGCGGGGACCAATTGTTTCCGCGATCTCAAGGCTTCGCTGGTCACGATCGATAGCGCCATCCGTCCTCGTGAGGGCGGCGGGATGGACAAGAACCCGATCTTCCAGGACGGCGACCAAATCTACAATGGTGTCATCGTCCGTGAGGTCCCGGAGATCGATACCCGCTCGCCGACTGTCTATGCCGTGGCCGGCGGAAGCTCGGCCAAGGTATCCCCGGTCTGGCTGTGCGGCCAGTCGGCCATGGCGTTCGCTTGGGGCCAGATGGCCAAGCCTACGCAACTCGACAATACCGATTACCAGTTCAATCAGGGCGTCGGTATCGAGATGGCCTATGGCATCGGCAAGATGTTCAAGAAGACCACGGGCGGCCTCCTGAAAGAATGGGGCATTGCTACCGGCTTCTACACGTCGGTTGACGACGCCTAATTCTCAAAACACAGGAAAGGACACGAAAATGGTAGTTCCAGCCCGCGTTTCGAATGATCAGCAGATTCACTTTCTGCGCAAAGACATCACCTTCAATGACCTCGGAAAGACGGTCACTGTGGGTGCGGTCCCTGCAAGAGCGCAGATTCTCAATCTGATCTCTGGCGTGTTTGTTACCACCGTGTTCGGTGGCACGACTCCCGTGCTCGATGTTGGCAGCAACAGGTCATCTTCAACCGGTGATCTGTTTGCTACGAACATCACTCTTGGCACCGCTGCGTTCGTCGCTCTTGACGAGGCGGCGACGCAAACCAACGTCGATACCTGGTACACGTCGGTCGATACGGTCATCACCGCATCGGCCGCCGTCACGTCAGGTACGGCAACGGCCGGCCAGGCACAGGTCGTCATTGCCTACGTGCCGTTCGATCGGTAACGCCCAACTGCCGCCGGGTGGCCCCCGGCGGCTCCTTTTTAACAGGAGTGACCATGTTGCCAGTCGAGGGCCTTGATTCCCGCGAAGACGGAAACGAACAAGTCGTCAAGATGCTGGAGGAATGGACCGTTCAAGCCAAGCTTGGACGCATGAACTTCGTTGCATTGGTGGGCTGTGAGGGACTGAAACAAGTTACCCACGGTTATGCTGGTGCGGCAGGTTTGGAATTTGGCGTGAATTGGGGTTTGGATTGTTTAAAGCGCAGGCTTTACGATCGCAAGGAGGAACGCAGTTGTCCTCGGGATCAGGCTTTGACTGCTGATTACGCCTGTTTCAACCTGATGGACATGGCGCCGAGCTTTGATTTCATGAACTGGCTTGCCATTGCCGAAATGACGAGACGCAAAGAAGGTGCGCCGGCTCCGCTCAAGGTCGGATTCTGGAAGGGTCGCATCGCGGAAACATGGCAGGAGGGCGACAGGCGCCCTGGAATGTTTGAAAACGTGGTTCGGCCGGCACTGAAACTCATCGGTGCTGTTGAGGACGAAGCAGCCATTCCGGGCCGGCAATATACCTCATATCTGCTGAATACCATTACCACCGCGGTAAGAAGCGAAGGCGTGGAAGTTCCGATCTTCAGGGCAACGGATGAAGCTAGAGCGATCGTTGATGCTGTGTTGCGCGGCGCAAGGCCGGTTGTCATCACGCTACGCGAGGCTAACCATTGGCCGCATCGCAATTCCAATCTTGATGAGTGGCTGAAGTTTGCCCGCTTCCTCGAGAGAGCTGGTGAACAGGTCATTTTTGTACGTGACACGGCAAAATCCGATCAGTCCACACCTGGGTATGAATTTCAGATATGGCCCGACGCGTCGAAAAACATCGATATCAGGCTAGCGCTATACGAGGCATCGAAGTGCAGCCTGTTCGCGGCGAATGGTCCGTGGAATCTCGCCGTCTTTGCACAGTTCCCATGGCTCATGTTCAACGAGGCGCTGGAAAACGATCCGTTCGAATTCAACCGGCCGGAAGGCTGGAGAATGCACAACGGGATTGGACCCGGCGAACAACTACCATGGTCACGTGCTGACCAACGCATAATTTGGGCGAAGGATAATTATGCGAGCATGGCTCAGGCGTGGGATGCCATCCAACCTCTTTTGCAGGAGAGGGAGGCAGCATGAGAATCGAGCGCGACCCGCACTTTTCCCGCAATGTCTTCGAGGAGCCCGGTTACCGCGACCACTATGTCAACTTGACTGGGATGATGAAGAACCATCTTCATCTCGACAGGTTGCGCGGGAAAAAGGTTCTTGACCTCGGTTGTGGATATGGTTGGTGGGGCCAGTCGTTACAGGAGCATGGCGCGGATGTCAGTTTTGTTGATGGTCGCGAGTCCAACCTGCACGCGGTTCAGCAACAATGTCCAAATGCTGATATTCGGCTGGTGAACGTCGAAGCCGAACCGCTCCCAAAGGCCGATTTGATCCTCTGTATGGGGTTGATCTACCACATCTCCAATCCCCGTGCTTTATTCAACAAGATGATCGCGGTTTCCCCTCGTGTTTTCATAGACACAACCTGTATGGATCATGACGGGGAATTCATCGTTTATCATTCGGAGGTTTCGGGTTCGCAATACAGCCTGACCGGAAGCGCATGCCGCCCATCCCCGAAATGGATCATCAATCAATTACACGAAGCGGGTTATGTGCGAGTAGAGGATATTTCCGACGCGATCGGGAATCGTCCGCCTCAAGCTGGATTTCCTGGGTTGGTCTATGATTGGGATTTTCGGAGAACTTGCGGATGGCGCCGCGATGAACGGACTTTGCGGCGAATGTTCATGGCGAGCAAATACAAAACCGATGAGTTGCTGAAATGACGACATTGACGTGGCTTGGAGAGGACACCGAAGATTATGCCGGTCCGTCCTTCACAACATGGGGCAATAGGAAGTTTCCCAAAGACAAGCCTGTTGAAGTTGACAACCCCGACATGATCCGGCGCGCAAAGGGAAACCGATTCTTCAGGGTTGATGAAGTCAAGCGCGGACCCGGCCGCCCTCCAAAGGTGAAGACAGATGCCGACGCCGAAGACCAGGATTGAGCTTATTGAAGAGATTGCAATCCTGCTCGGCCCGCTTGCGCCTGGGGAAATCTTGCAGGACACCGATAACGTTCGGATCGGCGCCATCGTCACGCCAGCAATTGAGGAATTGGCACGCGATGACGTTGTTACGATTTCTGATGAGGATGCGATTGAAAATCACATCTTTCTGCCGTTGGCAGCGTACATTGCGGAGAAGGCAGCGCCTAGTTACGGCAAGGACGCGGATGAAAAGAAAATCTTCATGGCCAAGCGCGATCTGAGAATTGCGGTGCGCAATAAGCCTACGCATGAACCTCTCCAAGTAGATTATTTTTGAACATGACCACCATTCCTTTCCCGCTGTCATCCTCACCAGGAACGCGAGCACAGGAAAGCGCTGGGCGGCTGGTGAATTGTTATGCAGAGCCGTTGGGCAAGCCCAAGACATCAGGGGGTCCGCCGCCGGCAAAGTTTATCCGTACTCCGGGAATGACATCGTTTCTTACGTCCAGCCAAACCGTCTTTCGGGGAATGATCGAGGTCAACGGCGTCCTGTATGCGGCGTTTTCTGGTAAGCTCTATCGGGGAACATCGGCCGGCGGCGCGATGACGCTGCACGGGAACCTTAATGGTACGCTGCCGGTCTACTTTGCTCGCAACAACAGGGCCACTCCCGATCTTGTTGTTGTGACTGAAGACGGGGCTTTTACGATCTCGGGCGCCTCTACCATCAGCAGCTACCCAGACTTGGATTTACCGATACCGAATTCCGTCTTCTCTCTTGATGGCTATCTGGTGTTTACGATCGGAGATGGGCGGGCCTTCGCTACCGACCTGAATTCCACTTCAATCAATTCGCTGTCATTTGGGCAGGCCGAAGCCAAGCCGGATGCTTTGGTTCGGGGCGTGAACTTCGCCGGCAGGGCTAATTTCTTTGGCACGGAGACGCTGGAAATCTGGACAAATGTTGGTTCGTCTCCATTTCCGTTCCAGCGTTCTGTCACCGTGCCGTTCGGTCTATTAGCGAGAGGCGCGGTAGCCGGGCAGGAGGATGGGTTTGGAGCCGGTCTCTTGTTTGTCGCACAGGACGGCACCGTAAGGCAGCTAAACGGCTATACGGCGGACAAGGTGTCTCCTCCTGACCTGGACAGACTTATCCAGGCCGAGACCAGCAAGAGCACGCTGCTTGCATCGGTTCATATGGTCGACGGTCATCCGATGTGGACGATCAAGGGAACTTCGTTTACCTGGGAATTTGACATCAATACGAAGAAATGGCACGAAAAACAGAGCTATGAGGATGTCCACTGGAGAGGTCGCCAGACGCTCCGGGCCTTCGAGAAATGGCTCGTAGGCGATGATGATACCGGGAATATTTATGAGATTGATCCGGCCAATCGTGCCGAAGGTGCAAACCCGCTGATCTACGAGCTTGAGAGCGGGGCAGTGGAGAAGTTTCCTAACCTGATGCGGGTTGCTCGTGCGGATTTCAATATGCAAATGGGCGTTGGCATCGCAACCGGGACGGACCCCAATCAGACTGATCCGACTGTTGAGGTGAGTTGGACGAATGATGGCGGGGTTAATTGGTCAAATCCGCGCTTGCTAAAAATGGGCAGGCAGGCCCGCGCAGATAAGCTTGTGTCCACGTTCAATAATGGCCTGACGGGACGGCAGGGGCGGCGGTGGAGGCTTCGCGTGTCGGACGCTGTATATGTTTCCGTGATGAGCGGGGACCAGTCGCAAGAGATGCGACGGGGTTAAATGCCAAAGAAAATTTTACCTTTGCCTTCGCGAGATGCTCTGATTGGGTTGCTGGAGTATTTTCCAGAGATCGGGATTGTGAAATTTCGAAATGGCGGACCTGGAATTTGCCGCTGCGGGAAATACATGCATATCATCATTGAAGGTAAGCACTATTTGGCGCATCGCATCATTTGGAAGATGATGACTGGCAGCGATCCGTCTGCTCTAGTTGACCACGTCGACACCAATGGCCTGAACAACAGATGGAAGAATCTTCGCATTGCCACTGATGCGGAAAATATTATGAATTCCAAGCTGTCACGAGCCAACACAAGCGGAATCAAGGGGGTTTCGTTCGACCGACAAAATAGTAAATGGCGGGCACATATCATGGTTGGCCGCAAATGTTTCAATCTTGGCCGATACAAGTCATTCGATGATGCGGTTGCGGCTCGTATGCGAAGCGCTGAGCTTATGCATGGCGAATTTGCTAGGCATTAAGATGGCCAGACCTCTTCCGCCGCCTGATGTTCCGATTACCGAGCCCCAGACGGGCAGGCCAACGCAAGTCTTCTATGACTATCTATTCAGTCGTGACCGCGGAAGTACTGGATCGGGAACCAACGGAGGCAATAGCGGGGCAGTGATTTTTTACGGAAGCGGCTTGCCGTCGAATAGTATAGGCGTCAACGGCGATTTTTATATCCGTACGTCGGGCACATCGATCATTGCATTCTATGTGAAATCAGGAGGGGTTTGGTAATGCCCCTTATAGGAAACGTCGGCACGACACAGGCGATTTACGGGTCGTCAACGCCGACAAATGATGTTGGCGCGGATGAGGACATTTATGTACAGAGCGTTGATGCCATTGTGCTTGGTATTTACAAGAAAGAGAGTGGAGTTTGGAATCGAATTGGTGAGGTCAATGCTGGTTTGCAGACCTTCTCACCTTCGCCGATACAATCTTCAGGTGGAGCCATTACATCAGCTTCTGGGTTTGGGTTTTATCGTCTATTAGGAAATAAACTTATATTTGTTCGTGGGTTTATTACTGTAATTGATAGGGGTACAGCAACGGGATTTATGTCCTTTAGTTTGCCTTCCAGCTTTACTGTTGTGGCTCAAGGCGGGGTAGGAAGTTGTAGAGAAAGTTCTGTTGGTAATTTGTGTGACATTCAGTTTATGCCGAACTTAACATCAGCTCGTGTAAATAAGTATGATGGGACTACTGTTTTCACTGCAAATAATGTCTTCTATACATTTTCAGGAATCTACGAATTCTTATAGCTCTAGCTAGAGGAGTGCGTGTCATCGGACTTTTCGACATTTTCTCGGGTGACGCGGCGCGCGAAGCCGCTGCCGCCAAATCCGCTGGCATCCAGAAGGGCTATGGCGACCTGTCCAGCCTCTTTGGGCAGGGCCGTGAAGCCCTTACGTCGTCATACGATCAGGGCTCGCAACCACTGTTCAGCGTGTTCAATCAAAGCCAGGGCGGTTCGAATGCCTACGGCGATGCATCTGGTGCGAATGGGCCGGAAGGATTGGCTCGAGCTCGACAGAACTTTCAAGCCGGGCCTGGGTTTGATTTCCAGATGAATAGAGGAATCGATGCGCTGACCAGAGCCGGCGCTGCGAAGGGTGTAGCTACGGGAAACACCCTACGGGATGCGCAGGAATTCGGATCAGGCCTGGCCGGACAGGAGTGGGGCAACTATCTCTCTCGCCTGCAGCCGTATCTCCAACAGGGTACAACGGCCGCCTCTGGGATTGGCGCGCTCGGCGCCCAGAAAGGCAATGCGCTCGGCGCGAGCTTCATGGGCCAGGGCGGGGCTGCGAACACGGCGGCAACAGGTACGGGCGATGCAAATGCCGCGGCATCGCTGGCCGACTACAACGCCAGCAAGAATATGTGGGACTTCGGGCTTAAGGCCGCCGAGCTCGGCACGAAGGCTGCCGGCTTCTTTCTGTAGAAGGAAAACATCTAATGGCGGATCAGCTCGACCTCTTGATTGCTAGAGGGCCGCCTACGGTTGACTTTTCGTCGCTGGGGAATCTGCCTGATGCGTATTGGAAGGGGCTCGACCAAAAACATATTCGAGAGCAGCGCAATGCTTTCAAGGAAGGCTTGCCGCGCGACGACGCAGGCAATGTCGATTACGGTAAGGCGCTCGAGACCATGCTCCAGCTCGGCGGCACCGGACAAGTCCCGGATGCTGCTAAGCTTGATCTTCAGCGGCAGGGTCTAAAGGCGATCCAGCAACAGAACGAGGGGCTTTTCGGTTCTGGAAATCTCCCGCCGTCCACTTCAAGAGTTGGCGGGACGCCAATACCCCAGCAGTCTCAACCTCAGAACGGCTATACTGGAGGGGATAGCGGACAGGGCACGGTCGCTAGTGTAATTGGCGGGAAGATGCCTTCCGACCACCCTCAGGCTGGGGTCATCATGGCCAACGTCGCCAAGGCGATCGGAGCCGACCCAAATCAACCCTTGAACCCGGAGCAGATGTCTCGAGCGACTAGGCTTGTGGACGCCTATACAGCCCGTAGCGCGGCCCCCGGTGGTGCGGTTCCGGTCCCGATGGCAGGGACGGCACAAGCCGCCCCGGCTCCCCAGGCGCCGCCTCAGGCCGCTCCGCAAGCACCCCAACAGGCGCCTGCCAACTTCGCCCAGCGCTACAATCCAGCGGCGCCGGTCTCGCCAGCTGCCGCGCCCGGGTTCGATCCTACCCTCGGCGGTCTCGTGCCTCCGCAGTTTGCCGGCGATCATCAGAGGTACATTTCCCAGCTCCAGGCCGCTGCCGCCAATGCTGGTGCCGCCGGGATGAAAGAGGCATCCAAGGCATATCTCGACCGAGCCGATGCCGTTCAGAAGGCCTTGGGACAGTACCGGGAGTCCGGACTTCAAGAGCGCAAGGGCATCATTGAGTCGGCCTATAAACAGATCATCGAACGTCTGGGGGGAGCCAGTCTGGAGAAGGCCGCCAGTATCGCCGATGGAATTCTGGTCTCGCATGATCTGATGGCGCAGCTTGATTCCAAGGGTGGGGTTTTCTCTGGACAGTGGGCAGATTCTAAGCTTTCGCTTGCGAAGATAGGCAAGGCGGTAGGACTAGACCTTGCTCCAGACCAGATCGCAAATACGGAATCGTTCTCAGCGTTGGTCGGAAAGAAGGTGGCGCAGACCGTCAAGTCGTTCGGCTCCGGGACATCGATTACCAATCAGGACCGTGAGTATGCCGCCAAGATGGAGGCCGGTGACATCAAGCTTGATGAAACCTCGATGCGCCGCATTCTCACGATAACTGACAAAATAAATCGTGGCGTGATCGACAAGCATAATAAGCAGATAGACGACCTTGTGCGGAGCCGTCCGGAATTGGCTCATCTCCAATCCAGTCTGAAGGTCGAGCAGCCGCCGGCCTATACTCCGCCGCCGAAACAGCCTGCCAGAACGCCAGGTGCGGCCCAGGCCGGAGGAGCAACCATCATCAATCCCAAGACTGGAGAGACCATGTTTCTCAGTCCTGATGGTAAAAGCTGGGTTCCTGGCACATGACTGAACTGCCTCCGATCCCGCAAGGCTTCATGCTTGCCGATCAGGGTCTTCCGCCTCTTCCGGAAGGCTTTGTCATGGCCGATCAGCAAACAGCGCCTGCCGCGGAATCGAGCTCGGAGCGCGGCGTCATCGACAAGCTGACAGGGCAGACCGGAGAACGCTATCAGCTATGGCCGGAACGTCTCGCTCGAGGGGTTGGGAAAAGCATTTCCAGTGCCGCGACGCTTCCGGGAGATGTCATGGCCGGCCAAGTCAATCCGGAAGAGGCGACCGGCCGGGTTATGGACCTCGCAATGGCCGCGAGCCCAATTAACCCGGCTTTCAAGGCCGGGAGTCGCTTTGGAGCTCCCGCAATCCCTAGGGAGGCTATTCCCTCCGGGCAGTCTGCCGCGGTGACGGCCGCTGAGCTAGGCGCTCCTCTTCCTATGGGCGTGGCCTCCGATAGCCGGACTGTTCAAGCCATTACCCAGGCATCTCGGCAGATGCCGTTCGTTGGCCAGAAGATCGAGGAAAAGACCGCGGCGACCATCGGGCAGGCCGGTGAGAAGGTTGGGGACCTCGCAACATCGCTAGGCGCGTCTCCCGATCGGGCTACCTTCGGGGCTGATCTTCGGACGACTCTCGGGGATGTGGTTAGCCGTAATAAGGAGACCATCAACGAATCCTATAAAGGTGTCCGCAGTCTGATCGATTCCAAGGCCGTCGCTGTCCCCGAGAATACTAAGAAGGTCTTTGAGCAAATCATCGCCAGGCGGGCAGAGGCCGGTCAGCCCAATCCCACCGCGGGGCTCGAGCAGATCGAGAACATCGTCACTAAAGGTGTTAATTTTGACGGCATGATCAGGGCCAAGTCCGACCTGGCTTCTACGGTGGATTTCCTTGCTGCTCACGGGGGCTTCAGCAACGCGGATAAGAAGCAGCTCGGCGCTGCGATGTCTCGGGACCTCGGGGAGATCGCCGCCAAGGCCACACAGCCCGGCTTAAAGCCGGAACAGGTCGTAGCCGCACTGAGGGGGGCTGAATCCGAGGCGTCGAAGATCATCAACAGCAATAAGACGGTTGGAAAGGTGCTGGCCAATAAGCGGGATGAGGGTCTGGCGAATTCAGTTCTTAGTGCGGCTGGGGAGCGTGGGGGAAATCTTCGCCTGCTCGGGGAACTCAAGACGCAACTTTCGAAAGAGGACTTCGAGTCCGTCGCCGGCACTGCCTTAGCGGAGCTTGGTCACAATCCGGCGACAGGTCAATTCAGCTTGAATAAATTCGCGACCAGTTGGGAAAAGCTCAACCCAAGAGCTAGGGAACTGATGTTTCCGAAGGGGCATGGGAGGTTTCTCAACGACATTGCCGAACTCGGGAAGCATCTCAAAGGCGGCGAGCAGTACATGAACACGTCAGGGACGGGACGGGCCGCAATGCTCGGCGGGATCGTGGCTACAGCAGGGACGGCCGCGGTTGCTGCTGTCATGGGAAACTATGCCCCCATTCTTGGACTGGGTGCCTCGGTAGCAGGCGGTTATGCGCTTGCTAAGGGACTAGCTAGACCAGCCGTCGCCGCTTCAATGGCGCGGGTTTCAAGGGCGGCGCTGGCCTATGAAAAGGCGCCATCGTTCTCGACGCGCTCTACTCTGATGCTGGCGAGCAAGGATGCCGTGACGAATCTCGCTAGCGCCAATAATGTCTCGCCTGCTGAGTTTCTGCGTCTACTAAAGGCCCCGGCGACAGATGCAGATCAGCATAATCGTCCTGCGTCATTTGACGAACGGTTCCAGGGTCAACCTCCTCCGCCAGTTTCCCCCTCGGGCTGGTAGAGTAGGGAAGCCTGGTTGCCCAATGCAGGCAGCATCCGGCTCCGAAGGCCCACCCCGCTAACGGGTGAGCTTGTAGGACCAAGACGGTAACAAAGTAGCACATCCACCCCAGCCGTCCCCAATCTGGGCGGTTTGAATTTTGAGAATACGAAATGTCCGGAACCATCTTCAGTCTTGGCCTATCCCAGCGGGTCAAGAGCACCGGCAAGCCCGAGAGCGGGTGGAGGTTGTACGTTTACGCTGCAAACACGTCAACGGCGGTCACGGCCTACAAGGATGACGGTCTGACCGTAGGGCAAGAGCATCCGTGGCCGATCGTTGCGGATGCCTCTGGTATGATGCCGGCCTTCTGGCTTGCGGATGGATCATATCGTGCCAGGGGCACCTCGAGCAACGGGGGTACTATCTTCTTTGATCTAGGGTCGGTTCTAGCCCTGGGGGCCTCCAGCGGAGGGGGAGGAGGCGGGGATACCACTGATCCTAACT